GAGCGGGAGGCCCGGGAAGTGAAAGCGCCCCCGGCAGCTTCTATGGACCCGCCGGACTATCTCCCGGCGTCTCTGGCGAAGAAATTCCGCGCTCTGGCCCCGGTCCTCATCCGCATGGGCGTCCTGACCTCTCTGGACGGCGATGGATTAGCCCGGTACCTCATTGCGGAGCACAACTACCTCCGCGCCACGAAGCATCTCTTTGAAGCTCTTGCCGCCGGAACGACGGCGGAGGCGGACAAGTGGTCCTCCATCCAGGACCGCTTCTTCCGGCAGTGCCGGTCCGCCGGAGCGGACCTGGGCCTGACTGTCTCGGGGCGGTGCAGTCTGGAACTGCCGCCCAGTCAGGTGGAGGAGGCGTCCAGAGAGGAGGCGGAGCTCTTTGGCGACTAAACGGACCCGCTGGCAGAGCGGCCTGCACCACCCGGTGTCGGTCTACGCCAAGCAGGTGACGGCGGGGAAACTGCGGGAGATGTGCTGTGAGTATGAGGTCCTGGCCTGCCGCCGCCACCTGGAGGACCTGAAACGGCAGGGGACGGACGGCTTCCCCTATGTCTTCGACACCACCCGGGCGGACCGGATCATCCGCTGGTTCTCTCAGTGCATCCAGGTCCGGGGGGTCTACGCCGGTCAGCCCATCGAGCCCCAGCCCTGGCAGGTCTTTGACCAGGGATGCCTATACGGCTGGGTCCACCGGGACACCGGGGCCCGGCGGTTCAACCGGAGCTACTGCAAACGGGGCCGGGGCAACGTCAAGAGCACGGAGGTCAGCTGCAAGTGCCTCTACCACATGTGCGGCGACGCTATCTACCCGCCCTACCGCCCGGAGCTGGCCAAGTTCGAGCTGGAGCCGGAGGTGGAGTGCGCGGCGGTGGACCGGGGGCAGGCCATGCGGGTGTTCGGGGACGCGAAGAAGATTGCCAATGCCTCGCCCAACATCGCCAAGCGCCTGGTGATCCCCCGGTCCAATCCGGTGGTCCACCGGACCCGGGGCGGGTTCATGCGGGCGCTGAGCAAGGACACCAAGAATAAGGACTCCGGCGCGCCCAGCTACTTCGAGGTGGACGAGTACCACGCCCACCTGAATTCGGAGATTTACGACCTGGGCAAGGACTCCTTTGGCAAGCGGGCCCAGTCCCTGCTGGATGTCATCACCACCGCCGGGGACGGTGCGGAGTCGAAACCCTGCTTCCGGGAGGAGCAGTATGCCAAGCAGGTCCTCCGGGGGGAGGTGGCAGACGAGCGCTATTTCGCGATGATCCGGGAGCTCCCGCTGGACGCCAACCCCCACGACAAACGGACGTGGCTCCTGCCCAATCCGGTCCTGCGCTACCCCAACGAGTACAGCGCGGTCCTGCTGGGGGAGATCGAGAGCGAGTACACCGCCGCCTACGGCTCCAAGGACCCGGCGAAGCTGAGCAAGTTCCTGACCCGCCGGATGTGCCAATGGCAGGCGGAGAGCGTCAACAGCTACCTGGACGCCCGGCTCATGGAGCTTGCCCGGAAGGCCCAGGTGCCCCGGGAGGCATTCGCCGCCCTGACGGACGGCCTCCACTGCCACTGCGGCTTTGACCTGGGCAAGCGGATTGACCTCTCCGGCGCGGGAGCGGTGTTCCCTCTGCCGGACGGGCGGATCGGCATCAAGGCCCACGGTTTTTTGCCGGAGAACGGCGCGCTGCGCCACGAGCAGACGGACCGGGTGCCCTACAAGGCGTGGGCCCAGGGCGGGCACTGCACCCTGACGCCCGGTGACGTGACGGACAACGGCTATGTCTACAACTGGATCAGCACCGGGGAGCGCTGCCACGGCTGGAAGGTGGACGAGGTGGACTATGACGGCCACAACGCCACGGACCTGGCCATTCGGATGTGCGAGGAGCGCAACAATCCGGACTTCTGCGTGGAGATCTCCCAGACCTGCGCGGGGCAGAACCTGGCGGTGAAGGGATTCCGGGAGCTGCTGCTCCAGGGGAGGATCGTGCTGGAGGAGAATCCGCTGCTGCTCTGGTGCCTGGGCAACGCCATCGAGGTCCAGAACAACTACGGCGACGTGAAGCTCAACAAGAAGCACAAAGACGACTCCCAGCGTATTGACCCGCTGGCGGCGGTGATGAACGCCCTGGCGAGAGTGCTGGTGGTGAGTAAAAAGCCGGATGTGGCGGACAAGCTCCGCGAGGGTAATTTCTCATTTTGATTTTTCTTCCGGCACAGCGCCGGAGGGGACATAAATTGTGTCCAACTTGGACACGGAAAGGAGCGGCCATGAAAAATCTGATTCGCGGCTTGGCCCGGTACTGCACAGACCTGGTTCTGCTGGGCGGCGCGGTGGCCGTGGCGGTGGGGGCCGGGATGATCTGTCTCCCGGCGGGGCTCATTGCCGGAGGCGTGCTGGCCATCGCCGGTGCGGTGCTCAGCAGTCTGGGAGGCGGTGGGGAGAGGTGAGCGTCAGCAAGGGCCTTGCGGCCCTCGGGCGGCGGAAGTCGGCCTCCCTGAGCCTGGAGAGCTCCAGAGGCTGGTTCCCGGCGGGCACCCGGCGGGAGCTGACGGCGGACGCCGCCATGAAGCTGAGCGCCGTCAGCGCCTGCGTGGAGATCATCTCCAACGCCATTGGGATGCTGCCGGTATTCGTGATGCAGAGCTCCACCAAGCAGCGTCTGGGGGACCACCCCCTGGGCCGGGTGCTCTGGGAGCGGACCAACGAAGCCATGAGCCCCTTTGTCTTCTTCCGCCTCATGGAGTGTCAGCGCCTCCTGCGGGGCAACGCCTGCGCCTGGATTTACCGGAACGGCTACGGGGAGCCGGTGGAGCTCATCCCCCTGCCCCACGGCACCTGTGAGCCGGTGATCGAGCCGGGCACCGGACGGCTCTGGTACTTGGCCACGGAACCCAAGAGCGGGCGTATGTACCGGCTGAGCCCGGCGGACATCCTGCATTTCAAAGCCTACTCCCCGGACGGGGTGACAGGCGTCTCCGTTCTCCACCGGGCACGGGAGACCCTGGAGACCGCCTCCGCCGCCCAGCGGTACGAGCAGGCCCTCTACGAGAACGGCGGCAGGCCCTCCGGCGTACTGAAGGCCTCCACGGACCTGAGCGGGCGTGTGAAGCTCCCGGACGGCACCGAGATCGGCATGAAGGACGCGATCCGCCGGGAGTGGGACAAGATCCACGCCGGGCCGGGGAACGGCTTTCGGACGGCGGTGCTGGACCTGGGGATGGAGTACCAGCCCATCGCCATGAGCAATTCGGACGCCCAGTTCGTGGAGAACAAGGCGGTGACCATCGCCGACATCTCCCGGTTTTTCGGGGTGCCCCTCTACAAGCTGGGGGAGGGAAAGCAGAGCTATTCCAGCAACGAGCAGAACAGCATCGAATTCTGCGTGAACACCATCCAGCCCATTGTCACGCAAATGGAGTTTGAGGAGACGGACAAACTCCTGACTCTCAGCGACCGGCGGCGGGGCCTGGAGGTGCGCCACAACATGATGGCCCTCCTCCGGGGCGACACCAACAGCCGGGGGACCTGGTACCGGACCATGCGGGAGATCGGGGCGCTGTCGGTCAACGACATTTTAGCCCTGGAGGACATGCCGCCGGTGCCCGGGGGCGACACCCGCTACAGCAGTCTCAACTACATCCCCCTGGAGGACTTCCGGGAGCTCAGCCGGGCGCGGAACGCAGGCGGGCAGAAAGGAGCGAACGAGTAAGTGGAAAACATCACAAAAGGCGCGGTGGTGCTCAAGAGCGCGCCAACAGCGGTGGACATGGGGCTCATCAACGCCCAGTCCATCCGGGAGCTGAAAGCGGAGGAGGTGTTCCTCTTCCGGATCGCGGCCTGCGACAACCAGGTGGACCGGGATTTCGAGTGCTTCTCCGATGCCGCCCTGGAGGCCCTGTCGAAGCTCTTCGTGGGCCGGACAGTCCTCAGTGACCACCGCTGGTCCAGCAGCGGCCAAATGGCTCGGGTGTACGCGGCGGCGGTGGAGAAGGAGAGCGGCGTCAGCCGCCTGATCCTCAGCTGCTACATGCTGCGAAACGACGCCGCGGCTCCCACCATTGACGCCATCGAGGCGGGTATTCTCCGGGAGGTGAGCGTGGGGGTGGCGGTGAAGACGGCCACCTGCTCCATCTGCGGCACAGACAAGGCCCACGGCTACTGTGAGCACCGCCCTGGCAAAGCCTACGACGGCACACTCTGTACGGTGGAGCTGGGGGACCCGGCGGACGCCTACGAGGTCAGTTTCGTGGCCGTGCCCGCCCAGCGGGAGGCCGGGGTGGTCAAAAGCTACGGAGGGGACAAGGAGCCCCCGAAAAATGTGTCCAACTTGGACACATCCGGCGGTGAGGACCGGAAGAAGAGATTGTCCGCTCTGATTGAGCTGGAGAAAATCAAATTTGTTGAGGAGGTACCGAGCAATGAATCTGAAGCAGAAACTGTATGACCTGCTGGGACAGCACAAGGGGAAGGTCCAGGAGGCCCAGAAGGCCGTAGAGGCCGGGGAG